AGCTCCATTCGTGGGGCTTTTTTTATGATATCTTCTTTAACCAGTCTGACATAATCTTTTCTGCCCACTTAGGATTTTTATTTTCTAAAATTTTAAGAGGTGAGCCATTGATACCGTCTTGTTTACGTGCTTCAACATATTCTTCAACAGTAAATGATTTACAAAGTTCTTTTACAAATTTTGCTTTTGTAATTGGCCCTTTATATTTGAACCGAGCAATAAATAGTTCTTTTGGCATACCTACACGTGATGGGTGGCAGTTAGGAACAACTTGATCCCAGGTAGGTTGACCTTCATATGTACCTGTGTATTCAAGATACCCACCGTAATATGTAAACTTTGATTTATCAAACTGTGTCATTAGTTTCTCCGATTCTATTTACTCTTACAAGATATACTAAAAATTGGTATTTGTAAACCCCTAAAATACACTTTTTATTAATATAAATAGATATAACTTCAACGGAGATTGATATGGCTGATCTTACTGAAAATTTTAATTTTCTACAACCTAGCAACTTTAAAGTTGTTATTGACAGAAAAAATTATGGTAATTTGGAATTTTTTGCACAAAGAGTTGTACATCCTGGGGTAAATGTTACGGCTCCTATAGTACCTTATAGCCGTTTGCAAAGTATTTCTATACCCGGAGATACTCTTGGTGTTGATGATTTAGCATTTGATGTTCTTGTAGATGAAAATATGACAAGTTATACAGAAGTTTATAATTGGTTAGAAAGTCTTGTTGTGACTCCTACAAGAAGTCGAGATAAAATTTTAGCTGAAGATCAAAATGTGGTAGATATAACACTTTCTATATTAAGCAGTCATAATAATGTAATTAAAAAAATTAGATATATAGATTGTGTAGTAACAAATATAGGAACTCTTTTATTGGAAGCAGCCGCTACTGAAACACCAGTGGTTACATTTCCAGTAAACTTCAAAGTATCATATTTTGAATTAGTATAGATACTATTAATAAAATTTATTATGGAGACATATGTGTTGAATCTTGAAAACATACTTAATGAATGGTCAAAAGATAGTGAAATAGATGAACACCACTTAGATAGATCATCTATACAAATAGCAAAACTTCATTCAAAATATTTACAGTATCTTTCAATAGCAAAATTACAATTGAAAAAAACTGAACTAAATCAAAAAATTCTACTTAAAGATAAATGGCTTTATTATACAAATAAAATGTCACAAGAAGAAATGGATGAAAGAGGTTGGGATTATGATCCATATAATGGTGTTAAAGTTATGAAAGGTGATATGAATCACATTTATGATTCAGATATAGATATACAAGCAAGTGAAGAAAAGATTACTTATTATAAAACTTTAGTTGAAACTTTAACAGAAATTGTTTCTAATATTAATTGGAAACACCAGACAATAAGTAATATTATAAAATGGAAACAATTTGAAGCTGGTGGTTTTTAGTGGATATAGTTAAAATACAAAAGAAAGATCATGCAAATATGATTATTGGATGTGATTGGGGTATTGCTCAAGAATTATCTGATTATTTTTCTTTCTTTGTTCCTGGTTATAAATTTATGCCTTTATATAAAAATAAGGTATGGGACGGCAAAATAAGATTATTTAATGTAAATAATTGTGAACTTTCTTGTGGTCTTATATCTTATGTAAAAGATTTTTGTGAAAAAAGAAATTATCAATTAGAATATGAAGAAAGCCAATTTGGATTACCTGAATCATATAATGAAATAAATCCAAATGATATAATGAATTTTATAAAAAATCTTAATCTAAAAAGTAAAGGTGAATCTATTTCTATTAGAGATTACCAATTTAATGCAATATGCGAAGGATTAAAAAGAAAAAGATCAATACTTTTATCTCCTACAGGATCTGGAAAATCTTTAATTTTATATTGTTTATCTAAATATTGGTTACAAATGCTAACAGATGGTTGGAAATATCCAAGAGCGGGAAGAGTATTAATCATTGTTCCGACAACATCTTTAGTAGAACAAATGTATGGTGATTTTATAGATTATGGACAAAAACCAGAAGGTATGCATAAAATATACTCTGGTAAAGATAAAGATTTTGAAAGTGCTATTTGTATAAGTACATGGCAATCAATATATAAAATGCCAGCTGCCTGGTTTGATCAGTTTGGTATGGTTTTAGGAGATGAATGTCATGGATTTAAATCAAAATCTCTTACAAATATAATGAATAAATGTAGACTTGCTGAATATAGATTTGGTACTACAGGCACATTAGATGGAACACAAACTCATCAACTTGTATTAGAAGGTCTTTTTGGCAAGGTAATGAAAGTTACTACAACCAAGACTCTACAAGATAATCAGACACTTGCAGATTTAGAAATTTTTATGATACAACTTCAGTATAGCGAAGAAATTAAAAAACAAATAGTAGGATTACAATATCAAGATGAAATAGACTATATTGTTAAATATGAACAAAGAAATAAGTTTATAAGGAATCTTGCTTTAGATCAAAAAGGTAATACATTAGTTTTATTTCAGTTTGTTGAAAAACATGGAAAACCTCTTTTTGATTTAATAAATACTAAAGCTAAAGAAGGTAGAAAAGTATTTTTTGTAAGTGGTGCTACTGAAACTTCTGATAGAGAAGCTATTAGAAAAATAACAGAAGGACAAAAAGATGCTATCATTGTTGCTAGTCTTGGTACTTTTAGTACTGGCATTAACATACGGAATTTGCACAATATTATTTTTGCAAGTCCTTCAAAGTCACAAATCAAGGTCCTACAGTCTATTGGTAGGGGACTTCGGAAATCGGAAGATGGATCAAATACTAGACTCTATGATATAGCTGACGATTTTAAATATAAATCGAGAAAAAATTATGCACTTTTGCATAGCGAAGAAAGATTAAAAATTTATAAAAAAGAAAAATTTAATTTTAAATTCTATAAGGTTCCAATATGATTGACATAAACAACGTTAAGCAAATAAAACTTTCAGATGGTTCGGAAATTATTTGCGAAATAATGGAAGAACTCGAAGAAGATATTGTTGTTCGCTGTGCTTTTAGAATAGCAAGAATTGATTTAGATGTAGAAAGAAGTTATTACATGTTTAAACCTTGGATGACATATGTAGAAGAACCTGATCATTTCGTAACAATTAATTTATATCATTTACTTGCCGCTACAATTCCATCCAAAGAAATTTTAGAACAATATGAAAATGCTATAGAAAAAATTAATGAAGCACGAAATGAAAAACAAGATAATATAATCCAAGCTTCAACTAAAGAAGTAAAAGATCAGATTACAGTAAAACACGATTCAGAATCTGATAATGTATTAAAATTCAATTTTGTGGATAAAACTAAATTACATTAGTATTCCCTATCCTCAACTAAGTACTCTTTTATTATATACTAGATTCGGGTAGCTGTAAACAAAAAAATATTGCAATTTTAAATAAATTAGTTGTTTACAGCCATCTTGTATTAGTTTATAATATATAGGTAAAAGGTTTATATTTATGGTAAAGAAAACAAAAAACGTACACTATATTAATAATTCAGAATTTTCTCTGGCTATTGTTGATTATGTTAAAAAAGTTACTGTGGCAAAGGAAAGCAATGAAACTTTGCCTGTTGTCCCAGATTATATAGCTAAAAGCTTTTTACAAATTGCTGAAAATTTATCCCATAAATCCAATTTTATTAGATATACATATCGTGAAGAAATGGTAATGGATGCAGTTGAAAACTGTTTAAAAGCAATAGAAAATTATGATATAAATGCAACAACAAGATCAGGTAAACCAAATGCTTTTGCTTATTTCACTCAAATTATATGGTATGCTTTTTTACGAAGAATTACAAAAGAAAAGAAACAACAAGATATTAAAGAAAAATATTTAGCACAATCAGGAATTGATGCTTTCCTAGTAACAGAACTTGGTACAACAGACCCATCATCTCAAGTGGCTAATCACTTTATAGATACATTAAAAGATAGAATTGATAAAGTAAAAGCTTATGATACAGAAATTAAAACCTTTTCAAAGAAAATAAAAAATAAAAAGAAAAGAGCAATTAATGTAGACTCTGATTTATCGGATTTTTTGGAATAATATATAAATGAAAATAGCAGTATTAAATGATACTCATTGCGGTATCAGGAATAGTTCTGATGTGTTTTTAAATAATGCAGCAGATTTTTATGAAAACATCTTTTTCCCATATTGTAAAGAAAATGATATTAAGCAAATTATTCATCTTGGTGATTATTATGATCATCGTAAATTTGTTAATTTTAGGGCGTTAAATCATAATAGGAAACATTTTTTATCACATCTACGTGATTATGGTATGACTATGGATATTATACCTGGTAATCATGATACCTATTATAAAAATACAAACGATTTAAATAGCCTAAAAGAACTACTCGGCCATTTTATGAACGAAATTAATATTATTATGGACCCACGTGTTCTTGAATACGGCTCACTTAAAATTGCAATGTTACCCTGGATTACCCAAGAGAATTATGATAAATCTATGGAATTTATTAAAAACTGTAAAGCTGATTGGCTGGGCGGGCATCTTGAATTAACAGGATTTGATCTTATGAGAGGAGTTGTAAATAAACATGGTATGGATCACTCTGTTTTTTCAAGATTTGAAAAAGTTTTATCTGGTCATTTCCATACTAAATCACATAAAGATAATGTAATTTATTTAGGAACACAAATGGAATTTTTCTGGTCAGATGCTCATGATCCTAAATATTTTCATGTAATAGATACCGAAACAAGAGAAATGGAAGCTATTAGAAATCCATATACTTTATTTGAAAAAATAATATATGATGATTCAAAAAGGAATTATTCAGAATATAATGTAGATCATTTAGATTATAAATTTGTAAAAATAGTTGTAATTAATAAATCTGACCTCTTTACATTTGACCGTTTTATTGATAGAATACAAAATAGAAAGATTCATGAATTAAAAATTGCAGAAAACTTTAATGAGTTTATCGGAGAAAATGTTGAAGATGAAAATATCTCTTTAGAGGACACCGAAATGCTATTAGATAGTTATGTTGATGCAGTTGAAACTGATCTTGATAAAGATAAAATAAAAGTAAATATGAGAAAACTTTTAACAGAAGCACAGTCTATGGAAATAGTTTAATGCCAAAACGTGAAAAGATAAGCTGTTTATCAAAGAAATGGGAAAAAGCTTTTAAGAAAGCTGCCAAGAAAAAAGATAGACAAAAATCTAAAAAAGAAATAAGGCAGAGATAAAGATTATTTTTAAATCTATTCGATATATAAACTTTTTATCGACAGGTAATAATTGGACAAATATTAGTCTTAATAAATCAAAATCCACTCTTATA